GCAGGGAATGGTCTAAAGAATTCAGGAAATCAAACTGGGAACGGGCACACCGTTCGACTATTGGCTGGCTGTTTGAGAACGGTCATCTGGAGGTTAAATGAATCATTCTTTCAATACTGAAATCGCACAGGAAATCGGCGTTATTCCAGCAATCATGCTGGAGCATATCGCATTCTGGGTGCTGAAAAACAAGGCAAACCAGACAAACGAGAAAGAGGGCAAGTACTGGACATTTGCAACAAAGGAAGGTTTCCAGTCCTATTTCCCGTATCTGACAACCAAGCAGATTCGATATGCACTTGATAAGCTGGAAAGCGAAAAATATCTGGAAACGGGATGCTTCAATAAAAGCCATTTCGACAGGACAAAATGGTACACGCTGACAGAAAAGGCTGAAAAATTCTACCCAATGCAGGATAAAAAAGCAGAAGAAAAAAATCCTTCTGTGGAATTGCCAAAATTGGCAAATCGAGATGACAAAATTGGCAAATCTGATTTGCCAAAATTGGCAAATCGAGCGGACAAATTTGGCAGACCAATACCAGATATAAACATAGAAGATATAAAAAAAGATATAGATATAGTCCCCCCTTTAGTTCCCCCCAGGGGGAAAAAGCGGGCGAGCCGCATTCCGGAAGACTGGAAACCATCGCCGCAGGATATAGCTTTCTGCCAACAAGAACGTCCAGACCTAGACATCAACAAAGTCGCTGATTCCTTCCGGGACTATTGGCTTGCGAAAGCTGGCAAGGATGCTTGCAGGCTTGACTGGCACGCTACATGGCGGAATTGGGTACGCAATGAGCGATTCCAGCCGAAACCGCATACAAGCAACCAATCCGTTGATGACCTCATCCAGAGAAGCGGACGTTTGATTTTTGGAGACGATTATGCAGCCATCTCAGCATCCTGAATTCTGCAAGATGATTTATTCGCTTGCTGAACTGTACGGGCAGAAAAAGCCATCAGATTTTGTCATCGCCCTATGGTGGAATGCCTTAAAAAACTTTGATATCTCTGTTGTCCGTCAGGCGTTGTCTGCCCATGTCACAAATCCTGACAACGGTCAGTTCATGCCAAAGCCTGCCGATGTTGTCAGACTGCTTGGTGGCACTACACAGGACAGGGCATTGGTTGCATGGTCTAGGGTTGCAGAAGCCGTCAGACGTGTAGGCAACTGGGAATCTGTTGTATTCGATGACCACATCATCCATGCCGTCATCTATGAAATGGGCGGCTGGGTGGCTCTTGGCTCAAAGACAGACAAAGAGTGGGATTTTGTGAAAAACGAGTTTGTCACCCGATACAGAAGCTATTCCCACGGAGACCAAACACCAAACTATCCGCCTGTTCTGGTTGGAATGTTTGAAACTCAGAACAGGATGAACGGATTCAAGTCTCAGCTTCCACGGCTGATTGGCGATAAAGAAGCGGCAAGAAATGTCATGGCGAATGGTTCGCTCCAGCTGCTGGAAATTTCCCCATCAGAAAGCACTTTCCAGCGGATATCTTTCGGCGAGGCTTGAGCATGGAAAAGAAAATCATCAAGAAGTACGACCAAGGCAACGGGCAATGGATTCTGAACAACTTCCAGAGGATGCGTGAAGGATGGAATCCAGTTCCAGCTGTCAGGAACTGCATCTTTTCTGGAGCAAGGGCATTGGGCATTGAGATACCTGAAGACATTTTAAGGGCAGGCAGAAAATGGAATTGAGGGAAAAACTTCTGACAATCATCAAAGGAAGATGGTGGAGACTGAAAGACGTACTTGAAGAACTAGAGATGTCAGGCAAGAGCCGCAACGCTTCCACAATCTCGATGCGTCTCAAATCCATGGCAGAAAAAGGGCTGCTTGAAAGCGTGGTACAGGGTACTTCTTACCTCTATGCCGAAAAAGGCACACCTTCCATCCAAGACGATATCTATCGGGCAAGAATTATCAAAGTAATGTCAGATGGTTTCAGGCGAACGGTAAAAGGAATCAGCCAGAAGTGCTATCTGTCAGAAGAAATCGTCAAGCGGATTATCGACACCATCGAGGGATTCGATATCAAGGTCAACAAGGTTGGCACGGTAACTTACAAGATGGTCCAAGAAATCGAGCCGCCTGACGTGCCGCTCTTAAGGCGTCCAGAGTTGGGAGCAAGGGAAAAGCCAAAGCAGGTTTATTGCAGTGACTGGATGAAGCTGAATGCTCTGTTTGTTCAGATGGCAAAACGTGGATTTGACCGTAACCCTTACGAATGGATGAGATGAGAATCAGCATCACTGTACCGGGCGAGCCAGTTGCAAAGGCAAGACCACGTTTTACAAGGACGGGTCATGTCTACACACCGAAAAAAACGGCTTATTTCGAGACCGCAGTAAAGATGCTTTCAATCCGTGCAATGAAGTCAAAACAGCCTATCAGAGGGGCTGTATCGCTGTCTGTGAGCTTTTTCTTGCCGATTCCTCAGAGTTGGTCGCTGACCAAAAAGACGCAGGCAATCGCTGGGAAACTGCGGCATACGAAAAAGGCTGATTTGGACAACCTAATCAAGAGCATATCAGACGGGATGAACGGGATTGTCTTTGCTGACGATGCACAGATTGACGTAATCCATGCACGGAAGCGTTACAGCACAGAACCACGGACTGAAATCATAGTTGAGGCAGAAGATGATTCGGACAGGATGTGACATCTACGGCTACCCGATTTACGAGCCGCAGGAATCGGCTTATGTCATCCAGTCAGCGGATATGTCAATCAGCGTGACCATGATTGCAGTCAGCGAACGAGATGCAGGGAAAAAATTCATGGAATTGTTGGAAATGGCGATGGACGATGGAATCTACATTCGAAAGGTACAATGATGCCACTTTTCAAATCAGCACATGACGCTTTGAGATTTGCTTACAACTTCAATGGGAATAACTGCGTTATTGCTCATCTTGGAGTACCTCCAGCTCCCACAGGAAAAGGACTAGGCGGTCTTGACGGTGCAGCAGAAGCAGGAAACATCAAGAGAATTGTCGAAAGCCTAGGCGACAATGTGAAATATTGGGCAGAAGCATCCTATCTGCCAAACCGTATACCCTGCCATTGTGGGCGGATATGCTGTCAGGGATGGTCTGAAAGCGTGTCTTGGAGCAAGGCTGTTGCAGAGATGGCAAAGCTGGTTTTCGGTACAGGACGGATAATCATCACAAAGCAGTTTTTCAGTGAGAAAGCTTACCGTCTGACCGTGAAGGAAATCGCAAGAATCGAAAGCATTTCAGAGCGTCAGGTGTACTACCTGCTGAAAATGGTCGTTACGTTTTTCCGTGGCACACGCAAACAGCGTGGAGTCGGGCAGGTATTCATGGAAGCAATCGATAAGGAACTGCGGAAAGCTGGGATTGTGGGAGAGGAAGAATGATTCTTGATACTGGACCTTGGAAGATTACACCACTGATGGAACTGCAGTCAGACGATTTGAAGCATGACGTGACCATCAAGATGAACGGAGACTTTGAAGGACTTGCTGACAGGTTGCGCTATCTGAATGCACTGAAAGACCGATTGAACGAGAAACCGCTGGAGGGAGAATGAAACGCCTTTGCGAAATCGACTGCACACGTGAAGAAGCACAAAAAATCACAAAAGACTACGGGCGATATCGATTCTATCCTGCTGAATGCGGCGGCTGGATTCCAACTGATGTCATACAAATCATGTTTTTCAAGGTAATCGAGTTGGAATCGAGAATCGAACAGCTTGAGGAAGACCTGAAAAGGAATCAGTGATGGAAGAAAAAACAAGATATATTCACGGCATGAAATGCACCGAAGATTGGAAGGCTATTTTAGAATTCCAATCAGGGACATCTTTCTTTAGGCTTGACCAAGAAGAGGTTGTCATGAAACTGATGGAACTGGAAAGCCGCATTGCAGAACTTGAGGCAGACAGGAAAAGGTATCAGGATTGAAAAATTTTTCAAAAAAGTATTGACAACTTCAGAAAAGACTGCAAAAATAGGTGGTAATTTCTAAAGTGGATAAATGCCCTTAAGAGATTCGAAGCCTTGAAAACTGATGTTTTCAGGGCTTTTTTCATTATTCCCTGCCCGCTTAGCTTTGTGTCCTGTTGGACGGCAAATGATGCGAATATGGATGGGGATATCTTCCCCTGACCGCAGTCGGTTCTCCCTCCTCCTTTCTATTGGTTCCCCTGTTACCTTCTGCGGTCACCTCTTAAAACTGACGGTACTTGTCCGCATCCTGACAAAAAGCCGTTAAGCCCCGGGAGTTTTCGTGTTTTTTCACTAGGGGCTATCCTTCATTTGGTTAGTTATCTTTACCCCCGCTCCGGCGGGGTTCTTTTTCATGGCGACAGATGGGAAGGAAATCAAAACTTACAGAACAGCAGTGGAGCGAGATTGTTGATAGGAACATCAACGGGGAATCAATACGCTCACTGGCTAATGAATACGGAATTGCCCCAAATGCAGTACAACGCAAAATAAGTGGACAGTCCAAAAAAATCAAAGAGGTTGCAAATCAAATAGTTAAGGCTGAAACTGAATTTGAGAAACTTCCGATTTGTGTACAAACAAAAGTGCGCACATTGGCAGACAGCCTGAAAGCGACATCAAGGCATCTTGCAAACGCATCCGAATATGGGGCGGCTACTGCAAGCAGGCTTTCAATGATTGCAAACAAACATACAGAAAGCCTCGATGAAGAACAGCCGGACATAGAAAAGCTGAAAGTTGTTGCCGCTCTTGCAAAGACTGCAAACGATGCGGCAGCAATATCAATCAACCTTGTAAAGGCTGATGCAGTGATGGTTGCACCTGCTGATGACGGCGTAGAGATACCGACAGTCAGCGAGTTTGAAAGCATCTCCAAGAAACTGCTTTCTCAGATATGAACGGCAAGGAACTTTTCACAGCAAGGGAGCTGGCACGGCACGACCTGTACTTCTTTGCCCGTTGGATGTTCTTCCAAAGCCGTAAATACCGATGGATACGTGGCAGGCATCATAAAATCATCTGTGATGCGCTGATGCGTGTTTATGAGGGGAAATGCAGGCGGCTAATCATCAACATACCGCCCAGGTACTCCAAGACACAGCTTGCGGTGATTGACTTCATTGCGTGGTGCTTTGGAAAGCATCCTGACTGCGAGTTCATCCATACAAGCTACGGTGCTTCGCTTGCAGAAAAGAACAGCGCAGAGATACGGGAAATGATGCTGTCAGATGAATACCGGGCAATCTTCCCTGATACGGTTCTCTCAAGCGAGAAAATCACCCATTGGAAAACCACAGCGGGCGGTTCGATGTATTCCGCTGGTTCAATGGGTTCCATCACTGGTTACGGTGCTGGCAAGCATAGGGATGGCTTTTCAGGGGCAATCATTGTTGATGATCCAATCAAGGCCGATGAAGCGTTGTCAGATACCGTCCGTCCAAAAGTGAAGGACTGGTTCCAGAATACGTTGGAAAGCCGGAAGAACAGCAGGGAAACACCAATCATCCTGATTATGCAACGGCTACATGAGGATGACTTGGCAGGTTGGCTGTTGGACGGCGGCAATGGCGAAGAATGGGAGCATATATCAATCCCCGCCATAGATGCGGAAGGAAATGCTCTCTGGCCAGAAAAGCATTCAATTGAAGAACTGCGCAGGATGGAACAGGCCGCCCCTTATGTGTTTGCCTCGCAATATATGCAGAGTCCAGCACCATTGGATGGCGGCATATTCAAGCCTGGCAAGCTGGAAGTCATTGATGCAATGCCTGTTGATGTCCAATGGGTGCGTGGCTGGGATTTGGCATCCTCGAAAAATGAGGGAGACTACACCGCAGGCGCAAGGCTTGGACGTACGCAGGATGGCAGGTACATCATTGCTGACATGGCAAGAGACAGGCTTGCCCCTGACGCAAGGGATGCGCTGATAAAAAACACCGCTTCACTTGACGGCATGAAAGTCAGGATAAGCATTCCGCAAGACCCCGGTCAGGCAGGCAAGACGCAATCCCTATACCTTACAAGACTGTTGACTGGTTACCGTGTCAAGACATCACCTGAAACAGGCGACAAAGTAACAAGGGCAGAACCTTTTGCATCACAGGTCAATGTCGGGAACGTCCTGATGGTTCGGGGCGGATGGAACATTCCATTGGTGGAAGAAATGAGGATGTTCCCCAATGGCAGGCATGATGACCAAATAGATGCGCTGTCACGGGCTTTTGCAGAGTTCGTTGATGGCAGAAGAACATTGAACATCCGATGAGAAAAACCACATTCCAAAACCGCAGGCTTTCAATCAGAGACAGCGAGTTTCCTGACGTAACATTACGGGAAAAGCTGAAAGCACCTGAAACGTTGGGCAAGCCTGACAATGAAGCGAAAATGGCCAATGATTCCGCCATTGCGTCTGCCTGCTCCCTATTAGGTCATTCCTTTGAGATGGGACAGATGCCATCTGTCGCCTCATTCATGGGCTATGCCGCATTGCAGGACATCTCACAGAACGGGCTTATCAGGGCGTGCATTGAAACCGTGGCTGACGATATGCTGCGTGAATTCGGAACAGCTAAAGGCTCGGAAGAACAGGTACGCATCCTCAATGCAGAACTTCTGCGTTTCAATGTCCAGCGGGTGCTTCATCAGGTGGCAGAGTATGTCGGCTATTTCGGTGGCTGTCTGTTATACATCGATACCGGAGCAGATGCCGCACAGCGTCAGCTTCCATTGAACCTGTCGAATCTCAGCCAGGAATTGGGCAAGGATAAGCTGGTTGGTTTCACTGTCATTGACCCTATCAACTGCTATCCTGGCGTTTACAATTCCATTGACCCGTTGCGGGCAGACTTTTACAAGCCGGATTATTGGTTTGTCATGGGGCAGAAAGTCCACGCTTCCCGCCTTATTCGCTTTGTGGCTAATGAAGTGCCTTTGCTCTTGAAGCCTGTCTACAACTTCTTTGGCATTGCTCAGGCACAGATTCTGTGGGATTACGTCATACACTTCAATAAATGCCGTAAAGCCACAGCAGACATGGCAACCAAGTATTCCATGACTGTATTCAAGACTGCCATGACAGATACCCTGTTCAATGGCAACGGCATGGAACAGATTGATAAGCGTATCGGTCTTATCGCACGATACAAAGACAACAACGCTGTCATTGCCATCGACAAGGAAGCAGAGGATATCGTAAACGTTTCTTCCCCGATGTCTGGATTGACCGACATAGGCAGGCAGGCTCTTGAATTCCTTGCATCAATCAACCGTACCCCTGCGGTTAAATTGTTAGGTATTTCCCCTTCTGGTTTTAACGCTACTGGCGAATCTGACATCCGTAATTATTACGACCACATCAAGTCACAGCGTGAAAAGCTGTTCCGTGATGCCATCCAGACAATCCTGAAATGTTTGCAGTTGAATTCCTTTGGATTTATCGACCCTGAAATCAGCTTTGAATGGGACGAACTGGGTCAGGAAGATGAAGCCGCTGTAGCCGCAATGCAGAAAACCAAAGCCGATACGCTGGCAGTATTGCTTGATAGGAGCGTCATTTCCCAAGAAGAAGCACGCTCCCAGCTCATTGCGGATAAGGAATCAGGCTTTGAGGATTTAGACCCTGATGACGTTCCAGCACCGCCAGAAGGTGATTTTGAAATGCCAGAAACAGGCAAGATAGATGACGTAGATAAAGCAGGCGAAGTTCTGTGAAGGAAAAACTGTTACGACCCATCAAGCCAAATCCCGGTATCAGGTCATGGTATCGCAAGCAGATAGAAAAGCTGATTGATTCGCTCCGCCGCTCGCTGATGTGGTGGCTGTCTGCCCGATACAAGACAGGCAGTGCCACGCAGATACAGAAAGAGCTTGATTCCCTGCGGTTCTATTGGCTGGGGATGTTTGATGATTCTGCAAAACGTATCGCTAAAAGATACGTCCAGCAGGTCAACAGGGCGGTATCTTCCAGCATGAAAAGTGCATTGACTGATGTTGGATTCAACATCACATGGAAGAACGACAGGAACGTCCAGAACATCCTTCGCTCATTGAGGGATACACAGGTTTCGCTCATCAAATCCATCCCGCAGGAAGAATTGAACCGGGTTTCAGGCATCCTGAACAGGGGATTGCAGAACGGACAGGACTTGGCGGCAATCAAGAAAGAGATGGAAAACAGCTTTGGCATCTCCAAGCGAAGGGCGAGAGTCATAGCAATAGACCAAACAAACAAGGCGACATTCGCAATCAACAGAGCCAGAGGGCTTCAGGTAGGCGTAAAAGAAGCAATCTGGATTCACATAGCAGGCAGGTACACATCAAGACCGACGCATGTAGCCATGCATCACAAAAGATTCTTTCTGGAAGGAAAGGATGCAGGGATGTATGACGATGATGTTGGGCATAGAGTCATGCCCGGTGAATTGGTCAACTGTATGTGCCATTGCAGAATGATAGTTCCACCATTAGGACAGAAATGAATACTACAAGCCAGAGCCTCCGCAGAGAGGCTCTTTCTTTTGATGCCCAAAGCAAGCGGCGGTATGACGATAACGGCTTTTTGCATGTGGACGGCTGTCATATCACCAAAGAGCAGGTCGTACCGTATTACGGGAACGAGATTCCAGACTGGGAAAAGTTTGGACTAGACCCGCATAAGATGTATTACGGCTACCGTCCTGCTTCTGAATTGGAAAAGGCTGTTGAAACATTCAACGGCTTGCCATTGCTTTTGCATCATCACCCAGAAAGTGCCCAGAAACCGCAGAAAGAATACCGGGTTGGCTCGGTAGGCACTTCTGCTGTCTGGAATCCGCCATACATCGACAATGCAATCTCTGTCACCGATAAGGTCGGCATCCAAGCGATAAATGACGGGTATGCACGTGAAATAAGTTCCGCCTATCAGTATGACCCTGACTTCACGAAAGGGGAATTTGAGGGCACCCCGTATGATTTTGTCATGCGGAATATCCGGGGCAATCACGTTGCCCTAGTTGAGAAAGGCAGAGCGGGACCAGATGTGGTTGTCGCTGATGCCCAATTTGTTAACCCGAAAGAGGAAAAAACGCTTATGTCAAAACTGCGTGATTTTTTCAAAGGTGCATGGGACAGCGAAGAAACCTCCGTTGAAGCTCCCATCACTGAAGACGTGGACAAAGCGGCTGACATCCGTAAGGTGATTGCAGAACTGTTGCCGATGGTCCCAGAAGAAAAGCTGGAATCACTGGTTGGCACTCTGAAAGACCTTGCGTATGCGAAGCCTGATGTCACAGTTGACCCGACAGCCCCAGCCAAAGATGAACTGAATGCCGCAGAAGCATTCAAGGCAGGCGAAAACGACCAAATCCGCAAAGAAGAACGGGAAGAAATCCCGGGCGGAAAGGACAACACCGCCGAAATGGTTGCCGCCGGGGAAAACTACGAACGTGACAAGCTGATGCCTGAACACATGGACGCAGAAGATGCTTGGAAAGCCTGCGGTCTTGATTCCGATGACCCAGCAGTCAAAGAGGCTTTTACGAAAGGCTTTGCATGGGGTATGAAAGATGGTGAAAAGGACGGACGGGAAGAAGAAGCCCGTATCGCTCAGGACGCCGCAATCGATGCCCGTGTAGAGGAAATCGGCAAGGCACTGGAAGCGAAGTTTGAAGCCGCAGAAGAAGTCGGTCGACAGGTCGGTTCTCTCCGTGCTTTAGCTTTCGACTCTGCAAACGATATCTACATCCACGGTCTCAAAGAAATGGGCATTCCAGCAGGTATGTATTCTGCTGAATCCGCTCGAGACGTTTTCCGCATGGCGGTCAAAATGGCTGAAAAACCACTGGCACAGGACAGCAAACCTGTCGAGTTTTCCGGCAAATTTGGCGGTCTTAACAATATCCGATAAAAGGAAATTACACTATGGCTTTACAGACTGTTGTAAACAAAGAACTGGCTGTCGGTGTTGCAGGTGACCTCGTAAATGTCACCGACAAAATGTACACCGCCGTCAATCCAATCGCTGAAACAGATGTTACCGCTGGCTGCTTTGTCTGCCAGGGTACCGATGCGCTGAAACAGTGCAAACTCGGCGGTACTATCCCAATGGGTATCGCACAGCGTGTCTATCAGTACAACAATGAATCTCTGGTTGCAGGTGCTTCCATGACCATCCCAGCAGGTTCTGGCGTTTCCGTCATCAAGAAAGGCTACGTTTACGTTGCCGCAACCGCTGCTGCCACTGTTGGTCAGAAGGTCTTTGCTGTTCTGGCAACCGGTGCAATCAAGACCGGGGCGGCTGGTGCAACCGTTTCTGGTGCGGTCGAAACCGACTGGAGCGTCCTGACTCCAGCAACCGCCGCAGGCGACATTATCGTTATCGGCAATATCTAAGGAGAAAAACTTATGACTAATCCAACCTTAACCGATGTCGCTAAAAAAGGATTTGTCTTTGGTGAATCCAAAGGCTGGCTGACTGATGCAAAATTGGCACAGGATGCGGCATTGACCACTTCACCAAACACCACCGTTCCTGCTTTCCTGCTGCAGTACATCTCCCCTGATGTAATCGAAATCCTGACTGCAAAACGTGCAGCTACCCGTGTTTTCGATGAAAAGAAGGTAGGCGACTGGACAACCGCAAACTACCAGTATGCGGCTATTGAAAACGTTGGTTCCACCTATGCATACGCTGATTATGGCGATGGTCCATCTGCTGGCATCAACAGCGAATGGAACATCCGTGACCAGTATGTTTTCCAGACCAACATCACTTATGGCGACCGTGAAGTTGATATGTCCGCCGCCGCTAAGATTGACCTGATTGCAAGCAAACAGCGTGCAGCAGCAGAAGCAATCGCTATCGACAGCAACAAGTTCTATCTGCAGGGTGTCGCTGGCAAACGCATCTATGGTCTGCTGAATGACCCTGATCTTCCATCTGCTATTACTCCAAACACCGTTGGCTCTGCTGTAACCTGGGCTTCCAAGCTGGCTCTGGCATCCGGTGGCACTGCAGCAATCTACGGTGACATCCTGAAGCTGTTCTCCAGCCTGCAGGGGCAGATGGGCGGTCTGATTGATGAAAACACCCGCATGAAACTGCTGGTTTCCCCGGGCTGTGCGGTAAACCTGATGTCTGCAACCGACTTCAACGTTTCCGTTATGGATATGTTGAAGAAAGCAATGCCAAGTCTGGAAATCGAAACTGTTCCAGAATGTGCAACCGCTTCCGGCAACATCGCAATGCTTATTGTTCCAGAAGTTTTGGGGCAGCAGACTGGCGAACTGGCATTCGGTGAAAAAATCCGTCAGGGTCGCTTGATTGCTGACCTGTCCAGCTACCGTCAGAAGTTTGCCGCATCCACTTACGGCTTCATCATGCGTATGCCTGCCGCATTCGCTGTGATGTCTGGCATCTAATCAACGCCCTTCGGGGTTCGTTCCACAAAGCCATCCTTCGGGGTGGCTTTTTTTATGGGAAAAAACATGGCGACAACTACCCGTACACGCAGGAAAACCACATCTGACCTTGTAACGGTCTGCTTAAGAAACCATTTCGACATCGCCTTTGAGCTTGATGACCGGAAAATCATCATCAAAGGTCATAACAGCCCCTTGCGAGGGCTTGATGGCGGTGTCTTGGATTCTGGCAGGGCTTTCGGTGAAACAGTCATCCCGGCTAAAGATTGGGAAGCCATCAAAGCAAAGTATGGCTCTGACCCGAATGAAAAACTGTTCAAGGGCGGTTTCATCTTTGCCGCTTCTGACAAAGCTGATGCACGTGCAGAAGCCAAAGAAAAAGAGAGCCTGAAAACAGGTCTTGAGCCTGTGGACACTAAGAAAACCAGAACGTCTGCAAAATGATTGTCACTTTCGATGCCACCGAATTCAGGGGCTTTTATCCCAAATTCACCGTTGACGTTGTGAGCGATACCCAGCTTGAAAATTATTTCAATCTGGCTTGCTCGCTCATCAACAACACGGAAAGCTCCCCGTTCCCATTCGACCCAGACAACAACATCTACATCCGTAAAGAGATGCTTTATATGTTGGTCTGTCATTTTGCGACGATGGGAACATGGGATGTCGGGCAGACTGGACCCGTCCAATCCGCTACGCAAGGCTCTGTATCGGTCAGCTATGGCAACCTGACAGGCTCTGCCAATGCCAGCTGGTTCAATCAGACACCATGCGGGCGGACTCTATGGATGCTGTTACGTCCTTATGCGCTCGGTGGACGGATAGCATCAATCCCTGACTTCCATCCATTCGGCTGACATGAGCATTGAAGATGTCATCTCCAAAATCCGGTCGATGCATGGGGCGAAGGTCAAGGCAGGTGTCCTTGAGGGTTCTACATACGGTGATGGCAAATCCGTTGCTCAAGTTGCAATGTGGAATGAGTATGGCGTAGCTATCCCTGTTTCTGACCGGATGCGTGGTTTTCTCGGTGCCAATGGCTTGCATCTGAAAAAGACAACAAAGCAACTCAATATCCCTCCCCGTCCATTCATGCGTAATACCGCAATGGATAAAAGCACTGCATGGCAGGAAAGGGCTGTTGAAAATCTCCGTGAGTGCCTTGTATCAGATAGACCTGTCCAAGATGCTCTGGATAACGTTGGAATGCTGATGCAGGCGGATATTCAGGAAACGATTGATTCCAATATGCCGCCTCCCAACCATCCATTCACAGCATCTCCGAAAAATGCCCGTGTTGTTGACAAAAGAGGCAAGCCGATATCGGGGCAGTCTGGAACAAAACAGACATTGATTGATTCAGGGACGCTTATCAAGTCCATTTCCTACGAAGTCGAATAATGAATCTACGAGAAATCGCCAATTCTGCAATTCAGGTCATCAACCCTGACCAATCTATCACTTGGAAACGCTCAACAGGCTGGCAGATTGTGAACTATCAGCAGGTTCCGACTTTCGAGGAAATCGAGTGCCTGGGTAATGTGCAGGCATTGTCTGATGAACAGCTCCGCCATGCCAATGACATGAATCTTTCAGGCGTGATGCGGTCTGTCTATCTGTCCAACAACGCAATGGGCGTTTCTTTCCGCCAAATCAGGGGCGGCGACATCCTGACCTTCCGTGAATTCCAAGACATCGAGCCCACAGAGTGGAAAGTGGTTCATGCCGCTGAAACTTGGGATAACTGGTGTCACGTTATCTGCGTACAGCAATGACATCTCCAACCATTACAAACAATGCTGTTTTCACAGCGTTGGGTGACTTCCTGTCGGTTCTTTTCGACTGCGACATCATCAAGGGTGAGGTCAACCTTGTATCCATGCCTCAAGGCTCATTCATCCTGATGAACGATGTCGGCAAAAGAAGGGTATCCCAAAACCATCCGTCTTACTCGATTGACGGAAACCAGCAGGTCAAGACTCCCACGCAGTACGACATCCAGCTTGATTTCTACGGTGCTGACGCAGGGGAGATGTCGCAGACATTCCTGATGCTTTGGAACGATGGCTATGCATATGACCATCTACCGACCTCTATCAAGCCGCTGTACTGCGACGACCTGAAACAGATTCCGCTCATCACTGGAGAGGAAAACTACCTCGAGCGGTGGGTTACCACAGCCCATATCCAGTTCAACCCGACCGTGACCGTCCCCGTTGATTTGATTGAGGACATTCCGGTTTATGTCAAATTAGCTAATGGAAGAGTACTTGAATGAGCATTCCAATTTCTCAAATCATTCAGATTAATCCGGGCGTTATCGGTACGGGTTCTAACCCGCTCGCTTTGAACGGATTGATTCTGACCCCATCAGCAGAAGTGCCAACAGGTGCTTTGAAAACCTGCTACAACTTGGACGATGTAGAGGATTTTTTCGGCTCTGCTTCTGCTGAATATGCAGCCGCTGTTCCTTATTTCAGCGGTAATAACGTCCGCTCCGCACTGGCTCCAAATGCCTTGTTTTTCACCCGATACACTGACCAGGCTGTTGGTGCATGGGCAAAAGGCTCAAGCATTGCAGGAACGACATTATCCACGTTGCAGGGCGTATCCGGAACGCTGTCCGTAACGATTGACGGCACGGATTATACGGCGGCTTCTTTGTCGCTGTCTGCAGCTACCTCTTTCACCGATGCCGCTTCCATCATCCAGACTGCTTTGAGCCTTGCAACTGGCCAGTCCGTCGCTTGGAACGCATCTTTCAGCCGTTTTGAAATCTATTCCGGCACTTCTGGTGATTCTTCAACCATCTCCGCTGTTACTGGTACAGCCGCTGAAGCGTTGGGCTTGGCTGATGCAACTTTGAGCCAAGGCTCTGCTGGTATCACTCCAGTTGCCGCCGTAGGTGCTGCGAAGGACAACAGCCTGAATTGGGCAACCTTTACCATCCTTTTCTCAGTTGGCGCATTAGCCGCAACTAAGTTACAGCACAATCAGGATTTGGCCAAATGGCAGGCAACACAGAACAACCGCTATTTCTTTGTCGCATGGGATGACAACACTGACGCTGTTGACCCTGACGGTGTGAACACCTATGGACAGTGGTTGCAGGAAGGTAACTACAACGTTCTCTGTTGCTATAACAATCCACAGGTCGCAACCTTTGCTCAGGGCATTGCCGCTTCCATCAACTGGAATGCCGTCAACGGTCGGGCTACCATTGCTTTCAAATCTCAGGAAGGGCTTGATGCAACCGTATCCAGCCTGACAGAAGCCAATGCACTGCTTGCCAAAGGCTATACATACTATGGTGCATACGCCGCTGACGGTCCAGCCAACAACTACAACTTCCTGTATGACGGTTCTTTGGCAGGCGAATGGCAGTGGGCAGATTCCTACATCAATCAGATTTTCCTGAATGCCCAGTTGCGTGCGGCCATGATTGATATGTTGATGGGGTGCAATACGCTCCCATACAACGAATTGGGCAAAGCTCAGATTCGGGCGGCGGCTATGGATCCAATCGAACAGGGGCTTCTGAACGGAACTATCCGTACGGGTATCAACCTGTCTCAGGCACAGAAACTGCAAGTCCAGTCCATTGTCGGATTTGACGTATCTGAACAGCTCTACACACAGGGCTATTACCTGTATATCGGTGACGCATCTACCCAGACACGTGGACAGCGTCTCTCTCCACCAATCTACTTTTTTTATTGTGACGGCGGCAGCATTCAGCGCATCACGATTCCTTCTATTGCTATTCTGTGAGGTGAAATATGGCTGATAGAACAATAACCAGCATGAACAGCACTTTGGTGCTGACTCATCCTGTCCTTTTTCCAGCAGGCGTGCAGATTTACGGTTTCAGCACTGATGCCGCCATTGCCGCTGATGATGCAGAAAAGACCGTTGCACAGAAAGGCGTGGACAACCGTATGAGCGTCGGGCGTGTGCCTTACATTGTTGCATGGACAATCACCCTGTCTGCTGATTCCCCGTCAAATGACGT